CAATCGTATAGATATTTCCGCCAGGTATCATAGAGTGTGTCGGCCTCGCTCTCGATACGCTTAAGACCGCATAAATCTTCATGCACGTTGTAACCTCCCTAAAATGGTACTTCTTCGTCATTCTGGTCCTGCCAGTGTTCCGGATCCGTGGCGCCTGCCCCGTCTTCCCACGACAGTTTCCAGCCAAACATCCCATAAGTATCCGATATGCGCTTGCTCTTTTCTTCGTAGTAAAGCGCTATGCCCTTATCATCAACAAGGCCGCTGAGTCTGTTCTTCGTGACCTGCAGCACCCTGTCGGGATTTCGCTCGTCATCCTCATTCGGCATGGAGTAGTTCAGAACTACATCCGCCAGATTCGTAATGTTGGAGCTTCCAGCAACATCGTCATTGCTAAATAACTTCCACGACCTCTTCCGGGGATGTACCACCAGAATGATAATGACATCGTACTGCTTTGCCATCTTTACCAATTCACGAACGAAAACAGATTGCTGGCGGTACAGGTCGGAAGACAGGTCATCGCTGATTGCCGTCATAAGGTTATCAATCATCAGCATCCTACAACCGTACTGGCGGATGGCTGAATCAATCGTCTTGATGATCGCTTCCTCTTCACCGTCCTCCGAAGCCTGCGCCGTGTTGTCGTAGATATAGATTTTATCGTCATACCATTCGTGGATGCGCTCAACCGCTTCGGGGTTTACAAGGTAATTCCTAAAGCCTAAATCTGATAGCTTGATATTGATTCGTTCCGTGCCGGCGCACTGGCGGTCAAACCAGTCTTGAAAAAACCATTCAGGAAGCTCTCCCGAATAACAGAATGACGGGATGCCCTGGCTGACGGCCTGCGTGATAAACTGCGAACCCAATGTTGATTTTCCAAGACCGCGTTCTCCTGTCAGCAGAATCAGCTGGCCGAAATAGAATCCGCCTAATAGCTGATTAAGCGGTCCGATACCAGTATCAATGTGTTCCATTTCTGCGATATTCTTCCGTATAACATCTGACAGCTTTTTGATCTTCGGATTATCAAGGATTACAGCCTCATTTACCGCCTCAATAACTGCCTGCCGTCCATACTTCCGAAGCAGGTCATTAGCGTCTTTACAGTCCTTGTAGGCCTCTTCCCTGACGTGCTTGATGGTTCCGTGAAACCTTGTCCGCATATCTTCCAGAAGAGTGATATGCCCCTTTTCATGGTCTCCGAAAACAATCAGCGTATCGTACTTACACAAGAAGTCCCAACAGTAAGGCACCCACGTAAAGCCGTTAGCACCGGTCGGAACAGATACAGCATTGATGTTCCCGCTGAACGCTTCCGCGACGGACAGCGCATCTAACTGTCCTTCCGTCATGACAAGTGCCTTGCTCCGCCCTGGATCGCAATGGTCCATCCCGAACAATATCGGTCTGGTATTGGACAATGACCATTCTTTGTTTTTGTGAATCGACTTATCAAAATTGGTCCGCCGATATTTGACCATCTGGAGGATGTTCTTATCATCGTAGAACGGAATAGCCAGGATTTTGTCGTCGTCTTCCTTCGTTGTGATTGCATAGCTTTCCGCAATCATCTTCGAGATTCCACGGCCTTCCAGATATTCCACAGCAGGCGTTTTCGTGATTGGCCTCGGATACTTGCTAATGTCTCGGAATCGTCTCTGCCGGTTGAAATACTCATCCACATCCCGACCAAGCGAAAATCCGAAGTCTCTGGCAAGCGTAATCATGTTTCCCTTTGCCCCACAGGATGCACGTTTGCAATTAAAAGCGCCTGTCTCTTTGTTGATGGCGAAGGTATCAGTGTCGGTTGTGAGATTTTTACAATAAGGACATCGGACAAGTTTAATCTCGCTTCCGTACATGGACTTGATTTTGATTCCCTGGCTTTCCGCAAAGTCAACAGCGTCCTGCCATTTGAATTTATACAGCTCCATCAATTTCCTCCGATAACAAGCGCCTTACCTCTTCCCAAGCCATGCCGTCAGAATCATCGACTTCTGGGCCGGAAGGCTCTTTCTTTATATTGTCTTTAATAATGTCTTTATTGTCTTTTGTGTGGGAACCAGCGTTCACAGGTACCTGTGTACTGGCGTTCACACCCCCCTGTGAACCACTGTTCACACCCCCCTGTGTACTGGCGTTCACATGTGTACCAGTGTTCACATGTGTACTGGCGTTCACAGGTTTGTGCCATTCGTCCGGATCTTTTATGCCGATTTTGGCGATTCGACCGGCTCCCGCTTTATATATAGAAAGAACATTGTCGGCCTCTAAACTGTTCATGGCCTTCATCATGCCCCTTCTGGTATAGCCGGTCTCTTTCGCCATGCGCTTTATCGAAACGCTGTCAGCCTTCTTATTCCATCCGAATGTATGCCTTCCGATGTACAGTAATGCCGAATACTGAGCGGGAGAAAATCGGTGCTGATACATGGCTTCCAGAACCTTGTTCGGAAGTTTTGTAAACTTATCCATAATCCCCCCTCTCTAATCTTTCCTTCATATCCCGATACAGTATCTCTTTTATCAGCGCCCCGCTTGTTTCGGCTTTGCAGAAAACAGGGCGGAGATTATAGCGGACGGTCCATGCCGTGAGCGATGCCAGGAACGCATTAGGACGGAACCGGCTCCGATAGCGGTGGTTTATGATTGCCTCATAACTGCCGTTTTCGATAAGCAGATAGACAACGCTCCCGGCTTCCGCAGCTCTTTCCATTTCTCTTCGGAACCTGTCACGGCTCCGTGTAAAGCACGTTGCCAGTTCATCCAGCGACATCTTCCGTTCTATAACACAGGCCGGCTTTATGGACTGGCCCGTGTCATAGATGGCGGAATCATTAAGGGTAATCGAACCGCAGTAATCTCCGTAGTTTAACGTTGCTCTCTGGTACGGAACGCCGAAGGACTTATATCTCTCGACCGCCTTCGGTGTCCGTTGTTCCCTGTTGTCAACAAGTATCCGAAATGTGTCGAGTGCTTCAACAATTTCGAAGTGATCCATAGCGTTTAGAACGGAGGGATGTCGTCATCTTCGGTTGCCGGCGCAAATCCGCTTGTATTCTCTTCGGCGGATGCTCTGGAAGTGTTACGGCCGCTTCCGATCAGTTTGTCATTGGGGAGCTTGCCGGCCTTGCCCTTGCGGACATCTTCGGCAACACAGGTCCATCCTGCTTTCGGGATGATATGATCATATACAGTGCCGTTCTTCTGGCTCTGCTTGTTGTGGAATTTTGCGCCGATGATTTTGCCCTTAAGGGGCTTCAGGTCGCCGGTGAAAACGAAGCCGTTGTTGGAATCCTCAAGGTCTGCAAAGAAGCTGTTCCAGTAATCCCAGATGTACTGCTCGCATCCGTCTTCAGGAACGTTCAGGGTGAATACGGCGTCAAAGGGCCATTGCTTGTCTTCTCTGGTGTTGTTGTCGAACTGATTCTGATAGAAGCCTGCGTATTCGCCTTCGGCAATGTCAAAGGCAAGCCTGACGCATCTGTCTCCGCTTCCCCATTTGTCTTCTCTGGCTCCAAGAATCTTGATAATGTAAGCCCCCTTAGGAAGCTGCTGGAAGTTAGTTGATTTGCGTTTGGATTTGTCGTAGGTGGGTAATGCCATAGAATTGTTCCTCCTTCTTAAAATGCAATGTTTATATCGAATACTTTTTGTTCAGAAAGTTGTCTGCAATCGACAAGTTTCATGTAGCAAATGTCACTGTGGTCGAATAAAAATTTTTTCATTTTCTCGTCTTCCAAGTAAACAACTACCTGGTGACCGTGACCGTTTATATTGCAATATTGCAAAAGGTCTTCTTTCTTTGATTCAAAATCATCCTTATCGGCAAAGCGTACCCAAATTAAAGAATTCGAATACCATGATTGTGCCCTTGTGTTTCTTAAAGAATGATTTTTTCTGTTCTCAATTTCTTTATGACACTGTGTGCATAAAGTGACTAAGTTGCTTACGTGTTCTGTCCCTAAAATTTTAGGGTATAGCAAATGGTGAACTTGCAAGTTGTATGGGTTTCCGCAAATCGCGCATCTATAGTCATCAATTTTTAAACGCCTGTTTCGCAATTTTGCCCATGTCTTTGATTCGAGATACCTCAAATAAACTTCATAGTCAAAATCATTAACCGGGCGCTTGTAGTTCGGTAAACTCATCAGTAATCCTCCAGCGCCTTAATCACAATCATAATGTCGTTGTCGCATTCGTCCGTATTGAACGCGTTCATAGGCACCTTACAGGTACTTCCGTCCGCACTCAGGATAAATTTATATTTTCCATCCTGCCGGACCGCCCAGACCACAGTTGTCATCTTTGATTCCAGAACCAGCTTTTCCAGCTTCCTGCCATTGGTCTTGATTCTTGTCTTAATGATGCCGTTATCATCGGAAATCGTCTCGGAATGACAGAGGATGATAACTGTTAAATCATCCCGAAGCGTCAGGGCTTTGTTGATAAGCGCCCAGCCGTTCTGCGCCAGATCACTCCATGCGCTTCGCTTGTCTCCGCTCTGCATAGCCAGGATCCGCATCTCTTCCGCCACCATAAGACCATTGAGCGTATCAATAACCAGATATTTGATTTTCTGGAAATCCTTTTCCTTATTGACCTTGTCCATCATCTGAGACGTCACGGAAAAGCTGTCAGAACAGACATAGTTCTTATTTGCTACGCTGTACTGCTTGCGCCAACCTTTCCAGTTAAGTCCCTTTTTGTCGCAGTCACAGTACAGTGTTTTGTCTGGCGGAAGATTCCGCATGGCGGTCGTTTTACCGCTTCCACTCTCTCCCATAACACCTATAACCTTCGCCAAAATGTTCCTCCTTTCTATTTGATTCTGAGCGATTCGCCCCTTTCAGCGATATAGCCGTATGTTGTATCCCCTTTCTCCGTAACTGCCCTGATTGCCTCAATATTCGGCTTACGCTCCACCAGATTGTCCGGCAGGGTATTGGCATCCTGCCATGTCAGCACGAATGGAGCCTTACCGCCATTCTTCTGTACAGAAACTGTAAACCGCTTGCCCTTTACCTTGCGGATGCCGGTCTGGAGCATGCTCTCATACATGGCTTTTTTCATCCGTACGATGTTGTTACGGATAACCTTCGCCTTGTTCGCCATCCTGTCAGCCTCTTCCTTGTAGGCTGTCGCTTCGGCCTCCAGCGTCCGGATCACAGCCGCATAGCCGTCAATCTTGTCCTCATAAAGGCCTTCAATGCTCTCCATACTGTCCAGCAGGGCGTCATCAGAAATGTCATCTTCCATCATTTCCTGCAGCTCCAGATAGTCAGCAGTTAAGTCGTATAATGTCATTCGGTATCACCTCCGTCCTGGCGAAACTCGTATTTGTATCCCATCGTTGTAATATCGCCGTCCCTGAAGACATTGCGTTCTACGCCCTTGTAGGTCTTCTTTCCTCTGTCCTTCCGTGCGTCATAATTGTTGACGTCTACGGAAAATATGCCGTGCCGGCTGTCAATGTCGATGCGAATACCTACTTCGTGTTCCTTCGCCAGCTTCCGCAGAGTGCCCTCCAGATAGGAAAACTCTCTGGTAATGTCCACCCATGCGTCAGGGATCTTTACATTGTCAATGTTCATGCTCTTCCTCTCCTTACCTTCCTGTGGGTGCAGCTTAAAATGCACCGCTCTTTTGTTTCACTGATTGCTACATGAGTTTTCTTTAACT